TAGTTTTTGAGGAGGTTCTTATGGCTTGTGTGTTTTACGGGATGCCAATTCTAGTGGAGAATACTAAACCTAGACTACAATATCACTTTAAGAATAGAGGATACAGAGGGTTCTGTATGAACAGACCCGATAAGCACTTCAATAAACTCTCTCAGACAGAGCGAGAACTCGGAGGGATACCTAACTCATCTGAGGATGTGAAACAGTCTCATGCGTCAGCTATTGAGTCCTATATCGAAAAGTATGTAGGGTATGATATGGATGGTACATATAGAAGTCCCGATGAAATAGGAACTATGCCATTCACTAGAACACTAGAAGATTGGGCTAAGTTTGATATTAGTGACAGAACAAGATTTGATGCTTCAATTAGTTCGGGGTTAGCTATTATGGCTAACCAAAAACATCTGTATTTACCCGAACAAAAACAATCAAAAATAAGCGTTAACTTTGCAAGGTATAATAACAAAGGTGATACAAGCGAATTAATTACAATAAATGGAAGATAATATTAAAGTAAATATAAACGCCACAGGTTTCCCTACGCAATTTGCTCCCGATTCTGTAAAGGATTCTAAGGAGTTTGGGTTACAGGTTGGTCAAGCTATTCAATACGAATGGTTTAGAAAAGACGGAACTCAATGTAGGTATTACAATCAGTGGCGAGATATGAATCGTCTTAGATTGTATGCTCGTGGTGAACAGCCAATAGCTAAATATAAAAACGAATTAGCTATTGATGGTGACTTATCTTATCTTAATTTAGATTGGACACCTGTTCCTATCTTACCAAAGTTTGTTGACATTGTTGTTAACGGAATGTCTGATAGATTATTTAAAGTGAAAGCATACGCACAAGATGCTATGTCTCAAGCTAAAAGAAATAAATATCAAGATATGGTTGAAGGGCAAATGGTTGCTAAAGACCTATTGCTTACCATAAAAGAAAATACAGGAGTAGACCCATTCACTGTAAACCCTGAAGAACTTCCTTCTACTGATGATGAATTATCATTATACATGAATCTCAACTATAAGCCTGCTATTGAAATAGCAGAAGAGGAGGCTATCAATACTTTATTTGATATTAATAAGTATGAGGATTTACGTAAAAGATATGATTACGATATAACTACTATTGGTATTGCAATAGCTAAGCATGAGTTCTTGCCGGGTGCAGGTGTTAAAATATCTTATGTTGACCCTGCTAACGTAGTATATAGTTATACTGAAGACCCTAACTTTAAGGATTGTTTCTATTGGGGAGAGATTAAAGCTGTACCAATCAATGAGATAAGAAAGATTAAGCCTGATATTACTGATGCAGAAATGGAAGAGATTGCAAAGTATGGTCAGAGTTGGTACAACTATTTTAACGTAGCACAATTCTATAATAATAGTTTATTCTATAGAGACACTTGTACATTATTATATTTTAATTATAAGAGTACCAAAACATTTACATATAAAAAGAAAGTAAATGAAAATGGTAATACTAAAGTAATAGAGAAAGACGATACATTTAACCCACCACAAGAAATGATGGAAGAGGGAGGTTTTGAAAAAATCTCTAAGACCATTGATGTTTGGTATAGTGGTGTTATGGTTATGGGTACAAACTTCTTATTGAAATGGGAAGTTGAAAAGAATATGGTTAGACCTAAGTCTGCTAGTCAGCATGCTATTCCACAATTTGTGGCTGTTGCTCCTCGTATGTACAAAGGTGTTATCGAATCATTGGTAAGACGTATGGTTCCTTTTGCTGATTTAATTCAGCTAACCCACTTAAAACTACAACAAGTTATTTCTCGTGTAGTACCTGATGGTGTATTCATTGATGCTGATGGTCTTAATGAAGTAGACTTAGGTACAGGTAATGCATATAACCCTGAGGATGCTTTACGTTTATACTTCCAAACAGGTAGTGTAATCGGTAGAAGCTATACTCAAGATGGAGAATTTAATAATGCTAGAGTTCCTATCCAAGAGTTAAACTCTAACTCAGGTGCTAGCAAAACACAAATGCTTATTGCTAATATGAACCACTACCTAGATATGATTCGTTCTGTAACAGGATTGAATGAAGCTAGAGATGGTTCTACTCTTGACCCTAACTCTTTAGTTGGTGTTCAGAAGTTAGCAGCATTGAACTCTAACACAGCAACAAGACATATTCTTGATGGTAGTCTATATATTTATAGAACACTAGCAGAAGCTTTGTCTTATCGTGTTGGAGATATATTGCAATATGCAGACTTTAAAGATGAGTTTGCAAATCAAATAGGAAAATATAATACATCTATCCTTGAGCAAATCAAGGAACTTTATATTTATGATTTTGGTATCTTCATAGAGGTAGCACCTGATGAGGAACAGAAAGCCCAACTCGAAGGAAACATACAAATGGCTTTGTCGAAGGGTGATATTAATCTTGAAGATGCCATTGACATACGTGAGATTAAAAATCTCAAACTTGCTAATCAGCTACTTAAACTTAAACGTCAAAGAAAGCAAGAGCGTGAGGATATGCAAGCTATGCGTAAAGACGCAATGATGGCTCAGCAACAAATGCAAGTTCAGCAAATTGCTGCACAATCAGCAATGCAACAGATTGAAGCAGAGACTCAATCTAAAATTCAAATTAAGCAAGCAGAGATTTCATTTGAAATTGAAAAGCTTAATAAGGAAGCTGAATTAAAATCTTACTTGATGCGTGAAGAGTTTGACTATAGTATGCAGGTTAAGGGTCTTCAGGAGATGGCTATTAATCAAAGAGACACTGAAAAGGAGAAAGCTAAAGATAAAAGAATTAGTATTCAAAATACTCAGCAGTCTAAGTTGATTAACCAACGTAAGAATAATTTACCACTTATGGATTTTGAATCTAACGAGGATAGTTAGATGGTTTTGATATGGCAGAATTTGAGCCTAGATAGGTTTAAATGCATATCTATATTTTGTATAACTTTGTAAAAATTAAATCAAATGGAAATTAAAGTAAAAGCTATTGATGGCATTGAAGCCAAATCAATACAGGAAGTAGAAAAAGAATTACTTCAGAAACATGATGAACAATTTAATGATGGTAATGATGAGATTACAATCATTGAAGGTACACAACAACAGGAAGAGGTTGAAGTAAATACAGATGCTGCGATAGTATCTGAGGCTAAGGCAGAGATGAGTGATGCTGACATCTTATCATATATTGGTAACAAGTATGGTAGACAATTAGCACGGTTAATGGAATTACTTTCTAGCAAAGAAAGAGAGGATTTGCCACTGATTGTGAAACCGTTTTTGAATACAAAAAAAAAAAAAGGAGTTGGATTAATGGCTTTTTTTAGTTTAAACAAAGTTTTTGATTCGATGAACCCTAACACTTGGCAAGAAGATTATCTTTCGTAAATGGAGAAAGTTTTGGTTTCAGATGATATTGATGCTATGCTTGAGGAGTATTCATACGATGAAGATTTGGATGATGACTCAACAATCAAGAAAGCTAAGTTAGCAAAGAAGAAAGCGATTGCCCAAGCTAAAAAGTTTTTTACTGAGCAGAAGGAAGCATACAAACAACCACTTGAGTCAAGTACGGTTGGGGTTTCTCAAGAAGCAAAGGAACAACTTGAAGCTTATCAGCAATATATGCAGGAGGCTAAGACGTATCAAGAAGAGAGTGAACGTAAGGTACAATGGTTCCAACAGAAAACTGATGAAGTTTTCTCTAATGAGTTCAAAGGTTTTGAGTTCGATTTAGATGGGAACAGAGTGACTTATACTCCCGGAGATGCAGCAGAATTAAAGAAGCTACAATCAACACCAATGAACTTTATTAATAAGTATTTGGATGAGAGTGGATTAATGAAGGATGCAGCAGGATACCACAAAGCACTTTCTGTAGCAATGAATCCTGACAAGTTCGCTAGGTTCTTTTATGAACAAGGTAGAGCAACAGCAATTGATGAGGATATGCGTAAAGCCAAAAATATTGACATGGATATACGTAGAGCACCTGAGGTCATCAATAATGGAGGAATGCAAATTAAAGCAGTTGATTCAGGCTCAGGTAGGAATCTAAAAATTAAAAGTAAAAGAAATAATTAACAATTAAACAATTTAAAAAATGGCAGGTTCAGTATTAAGTACGCCCGGTTATCAGTTACAACCGTCGGCAGAACAGGTGCCTTTAAGCACCAATTACATTACCAACTTCGATTTCATGAATCAGTATCTTCCTGATACTTATGAAAAAGAATTCGAGCGTTATGGTAATCGTACAATCGCATCTTTCTTACGTTTAGTAGGAGCAGAGATGCCTTCAAACTCTGACTTAATTAAGTGGGCAGAGCAAGGACGTTTACACACTAAATACACAGATTGTGAAACTAGTGGAGCAGTAGGCGATGACACAGCTACTATTACAGTTAACGATACCCTTATCCCTTCAGGGGCAGGTGGTATTGCTATCCGTAAAGGTCAGACTGTTTACATTACTTCTAACACAGGTACAGGTGGTAACAAAGGTATCGTATTAGATGTTGATGTTGCAGCAGGTACTTTTGATGTAGCTTACTATGAAGCAGCAGGTCAAGTATTTGGCGATGTAGCTTTAACAGTATTCATCTATGGTTCTGAGTTTAAGAAAGGTGTTAACGGAATGCAAGGTTCTTTGGAATCTGATGACATCTTCTTCGAGAACTCTCCAATCATCATCAAAGATAAGTATGCAGTATCAGGTTCTGATATGGCTCAAATCGGATGGGTTGAAGTAACTACCGAAAATGGTGCAACAGGATACTTATGGTATCTTAAATCAGAGCACGAAACTCGTTTACGTTTCGAGGATTACTTAGAAACCTCAATGATTGAAGCAGTTCCTGCTGAAACAGGTTCAGGTGTTGCTACTCAAGTTGTTAACGACCAAGTAGGTAACAAAGGTTCTGAGGGTATCTTCTACGTAGTAGAGAATCGTGGTAACGTATGGGGTGGTGGAAACCCAACTACATTAGTTGATTTCGACTCAATCATCTCTCGTTTAGACAAGCAAGGTTCTATCGAAGAAAACGTAATCTTCGTTAATCGTGACTTCGGTTTCGACATCGACGATATGTTAGCTTCATTGAATGGTTATGTATCAGGTGGTTCTTCTAACTCTGCATCTTTCGGTTTATTCGATAACGATGTTGAGATGGCGTTGAACTTAGGTTTCTCAGGATTCCGTCGTGGTTATGACTTCTATAAGTCTGATTGGAAATACTTGAACGACCCAACAATGCGTGGTGGTTTATCAAATGCTGCTGCTACTGCAACAGGAACAGTAACAGGTATCTTAGTACCGGCAGGTTCTACATCTGTTTACGACCAAATTATGGGTAAAAACGCAAAGCGTCCATTCTTACACGTTCGTTACCGTGCTTCAGAAGCTGAAGACCGTAGATATAAAACGTGGATTACAGGTTCTGCCGGAGGTGCTCAAACTAGCGACTTAGATGCAATGGAGGTTAACTTCCTTTCTGAGCGTTGCGTATGTACCTTGGGTGCAAACAACTTTGTATTATTCCGTTACGGTTAATTCATAGTAAATATGAGAGGGGCATTAGTGTCCCTCTCTATTTTTTTTAGTAAAAATCAAATTAAATTAAATAATAATAAAAATGGCAACAATTAAATCAACAGACAAAATATAAAGATTAACTATCGGAAATCCACTTTCCAATCC